GCCGGAATTTCTTCCGACGTATGTAATAGTAGTATACTTCATATCCTTTTATTCTACCACTTTATCTTGCTACAAAAGAGATTTTAAAGTCTAAATTCATTCTATACCAACCATTTATTTCTAACGGAGCTACTAAATTAGACCCAACTTGATAGGAAGACAAAACTCTTACATTGGTTCCGCCAATTCCGCCCGACTGGGCTATCTGATCGCCACGACCAAGAACCTCAATAAACCTCTCCGAGAGTTGAAGCAGTCTGTCCACATCCGTATCTAAAATTGAATACTTGATATAGTCACATCTATGCCAGTATTGCTCAACATCCGGAATCATTGGATTGTAGAAGTAGACAACAAAAGGGGCTGCCTCGTTATCGGTAGCAACTACTGGAAAAAAACTCATCTGTTTCCCAGCAATGCCGACTATTGTAGCATCAGCTTTTAAAAAATTGTTGACATCATAAACGCTTATTACGGACATGTTAGTTAAAGAATCCTATTGAACTTAAATTCCGGGCTAAAGCCTCATCTATCAATTCTACTAGACGATCCTTAACCTCTTCAATAGTAAGACCCGATGCGTTCATTAGATGATATTCATTGAAGTTCATTATGTCTATTGTAATAGTTGTCCCATCGTGGTAAACATCAACACTAGCCTCAACAAAGGTATTACTGTAGTTTGAATTCAACTCATTTTCAACAACGGAAGTAATCTGCTCAGCAGTTGAAGAAAAAGCAGCGCTAACGTCGTTAGGTATTGACGAAATCTTGTCGGCAAGTTGTGGTAAATTACTGTTGATATAAATCATGTCGTTTCAACCACTTTTCTAATTGTAGCCAAGACATGATGCTTCTTGCCATTAAAACCAAACTTCGGGTTGATCTGAACAATCTCAAATGGTCCAGCCTCAAGTTGGTTTCCGTATCTATCTTTTATATTAAGAATTCTGTTCTGGTAGTCCACATATGAAGCAGAGTTTCCTGGGACAATGATCTCATGAGTTGCGATAAAGTCTTGGTAAGGAGAAAGCCTTCTATCTCCGCCTGACGAAGTTGTATCAGTAGGTGATTGCACATGCACAGGAATAGAAGTCAAGAAAGAATACTCGTAAGTCTTCTGACCCGCAGGGCTTACGACAACGGTTTTTGAATAAACATCAGCCGTTTGGACAAAACGCAAATATGTTTTTGCAGACATTATACGACATAATCCATAACGAACAGTGTGTAATCCATAAGGAGAACGTCTGCCTCAATATTTCCGGTTGTTTCGTAGAAGGACTGATTAAATTGCATCTTAACAACATCCATGTCAATAGTATGAATACCATGTCTTCTGTAATCAGAATCATCATTCATTAAATCCGCAATAATAAGATCAGCAGCCTGTTGAACATTTGTTGGAACATACTTCCAGCCAAAATCACCCTCAATCTTGTAATCAGATTTTGCTCTAAATCTGACGGGAACAATAACTGTATTGTTTCTATCCAAAGTATCTGGTCTAAATCTTATATAATAAGAAGACTCAAAATTATGTGGTTGCCTTACCTTCTCAACATTTCTTGAAATATCCGTTGTCAAATCAAAAATAATTTCAGCATAATCACGACCCGGATCCTGCGTTACTTTTGTCAAGGTGTAAATCGGGAAAGGAAGGTGCAGTTTGTAATGACCATTCCCTTCTATGGTGATTGTTTTATTTGGGTAATAATCAAAAGACTGACCGCAATATGTATTAATGATATTACGAGCTCTCCTTTCGTATCTATCAAATAAAGCTCCCTTTTCCTCCTGAAGTTCAGGGTGGACCGTAAAGAACTCTGTAGCGGTCATATAGGGTGTGTAGACGTTAATGTACTCGCTCTTTGTGTACTGGGTGCCAGAGACCGTATATGTAAAAACGACATTATATTTTCCGGCAGCATTAAGGACATAATGACCGCTGTTTTGCTGACCATAGGTAATCGTATAGACACCCGTAGAAACTCTTGTTGCAGCAGTAGGACCACTGACTAAATCGTTAAATTCATGGTACAAAGAAACCGATACTGCGTTTGATGTTGGGTCAACAGGTAGAGTCAATGTTATTGTTTTTGATGTATCAATTTTAACTTCATCCATACTTTATATTATAACAGCATAAGGGTTTCAACCCCTATGGTATCTCCATAGCTAAACTTACTTGTAAATCCAAAATAGCTTGTGACGGTGAACCACCAGCCGTTGATAAAGAAACAACAGTATTGCTTAAATTTTTATAATAAAGAACTCCATCAGCATAGTTGATTGCCAATTCTCCAAACTCCAAAGAGGCTGGGACACTAGCTGCTGTACCTGAGTTTTTTATTTTAATGGTGTTAGCCATTACTTCCTCCTGTTAGAAAGTACCGCCATCTACTGTATCAGACCATGCTGGTACTCCGCTTACAACCTTGAGGAATTGTCCGGCTGAACCGATCCCTAATTTAGAAACAGTGTTTGTTGCTGATGCATAAACTAAATCACCAGTTGTGTAAGACGTAAGACCAGTACCGCCATAGGCATAACCTATTGCTGTACCATTCCATACACCAGTCGCAATGGTACCAAGTGATGTCAAACTTGAGCCTGTGACACCTGAACCCAAAGTTGTGCTGGAAAGAACTGAGGTTCCATTGATTTCATAAACTTTTCCTGTAAGCAGGTTGAAATTTTCCGATGAAGTCCATGCATCTGTTGCATCAACCCAATTTAAAGTTTTATCTGTTGCGCCTTTTATTGTGAAACCGGCACCGTCTGCAGTCGTGTCTGTTGGTGTATCAACATTTGCAAGAACAATATTCTTATCTTCAACGGTGAGTGTTGATGTGTTTAAAGTAGTAGTGTTGCCATTGACAGTCAAATCCCCAGTTACAGTTAAATTGTTAGAAATAGTGACATTGGCTGGAAGACTAAGCGTTACTGCACCAACACCAGAGTTTGATACCGCAATTTCATTCGCAGTGCCAGTAAGACCAGTTACGAGGTTTGTAGCCCTATCACTAACTTGTGAAGCAGTGATTGAGATTGTAGTATTTCCAGCAGCAGTGAGGCGACCATCACCTTGAACTGTAAATGTAGCAACAGTGCCTGCACCGCCATATGAACCAACTGTTACTGATGTATTGCCAAGAGTAACTCCAGAAATTGCGTTGTCAACATAAACTTTTGTTACAGCATGTGTATTGGCTGTTGGGGTTGGAACAATTACTGTGCCAGTAAATGTTTTGTTTCCTGTGATTGTCTGAACCCCAGACAATGTGAGGTATGCGCCTGCACCAGCAACTGCCTCAACACTCGTAGCAGTTCCACCTGCTCCACCTGTTCCTTTACCATAATAAAGAACATCATCTACTTCGTTATACGCAAGTTCTGCATTTTCCAGAGAGGCTGGTGCACCGGCTGCTCCTCCAGATGCTCTTCTTTTGATTCTAATTGTATTAGCCATTTTAGTAATTACCTCCATCAAGTAATGTGTTTGCAATTGAGTGGACATGATCCGCTCTACTTGCTGCAGCGCTGGAGCCAGCTGACCCAGACCTTGCTATATCCTGTGGTGTATCAGCAGAAAAACTTAAAGACGCTGCACTTATTGATGCAGTAACTCCTGTTAAGACCGTAACATCACCAGAACTTATTGATACTGTTGTTGTATCTGTATTGCTTAAATTAACCTGAGTTACATCCCCGGACTCTATTCTTACTGTCGTAATATCAGCCACGGGTTATATCTCCTTGTACAATTACCTTACCTCCCAAAAGAGTCGTGACAACTGTTCCGTTAATTTGTTGAATATCATAATAATATGTACCCGGAGTTATATTCGCAGTCACATTTGAAGTCAAAAGGAATTGGACAATACCTGCTGCCCCATTAGAAATGTTTGCTGTAAACGTCGCAACCTTTTCTGATTCAAGTTTCCCGACCTTAATCTGTCCAGTAAATGTATGCGAAGTGATATTGATCGCAGCATTAGCAGAGTCTTTTATCCTCAATTCATGAAGGTAAGTATCTCCAGCATAAATAGTTATATTTCTTAATCCAGCCATTTATGTTCCTCTAGCAATCACAATCCTCACAGCCACAATCACACTGGTCTGTGCATTCACAGCCACAACTGCAACTCTTGACTCTTGATTTGTTTAAATCATCATCCATTACTTAGCAGCCTTCTTTGCCTCATTTTTTTCAAAACGCTCTTTAACTGCTGCTGGAGTAGCATCGCCTTCTACATACTGCCAATGCCAAGCCTCAAATTCTGGGGACTTGGGATCTGATGATTGGAGATAGAACCCGTAACTTGGGGCATTTTCGCACAGCCAGTTTAGAACTTTAGGATCAGTAACATTCAAGTCAATTGCAAGACCCAAACCGTGGTTGCTCTTGCCAGGGCTGCTTGATGGACTCATTTTTGGCTTAAGGTACCAAGTCTTTCCATCCCAAGTTCTTGTGACAGTAGGCTTACGACCACCATCTGTGGTTGAATATCTTTCCTTGAACATAGCCAATTGCTGATCATATGAACGGAAGTCTCCGATATTCTGTAGATTCAAACCTGCTTTTTTTGCATCATTAAACATTTGATTAAAAGCAATACCTGCCCAGCGCCAAAACTTTGCTCCATTAACTGAAGTTGTAAGCATCTCTGGGGTAAGTTTACCTGTCTCGTCTTTCATTGGGACAAGTTCTTTTGGTAAAGTCATTTTTTTGTATGGGTACTTAGGTGTCATTATTTTGTTCTCCCAAATGCCCCATCGTTGGGGTTAAGGAAGCGAATGATTACAGGCAGAGCTGCTGCCCACAAAGCATTTGCTGCCATCTTAACATCACCAGTTGATGCATATACTGCAACAGCTGCGCCGAGCACACTTCTTGCATAAGAGGCAAGGATTGCTTTATTCTGTTCCGAAACTTTAATCATAGAATCTCCTTTGTGACATTGAATCACTACATACAACATTATACCTTAATCAGTATTTTTAGGCTGTCTTATTTTTACCGTTGAAAACTTCAGCTATTTCGCTATCATCAAGTTTGCCATCATCAAGGAATGCTTTGGCTAGACCCTCAACAACTTTGGCTACTCCGCCAATTCCAGCCATAAAAATGGCTTTTGGAAGATTGACTCCAGCAATAGCGCCAGCCCCAATCACTCCAAGACCAGATGCTCCAAATACAGCAAGTATTCTTAATAAAATGTTATTAAGTTTATTCATCACTATCTCCTTTTATAAGCACACCGATAAGGTGCACTGCAAGTGAGGCAATGGTTATCCATATACCCCAAAACCTTGTTTGACCAGAAAGCGTTATAAGAACAATTCCGCTTCCGCCAAGTGTCCATGCCAAAGCATGAATCTCATTAATTAATTTTTTAAACATCACCGACCTCCCATTGGTTTTCTTTTCTATTTCAGCCTTCGCTGCCTTGAACCCCCGGTTCCTGCATTAGAACCGCCGGATGGACTGCTAGAGCCTCCTCCTGACCCAATTGGTGCTGTTGGGACTGGAGGCACAACAACTGTTATAGAAGTAACTACTCCTATTGCTGCGATAACTACTCTTCTGGTGCCAACATTGACGCTGGAACCAACCGCTTCATACTCATCAAGACCTGCCCCAAAAATATCAATTGTGTTTTCAAAAGCATTTTTTACTTCAGTTGGAGCATCCGATACTGCCTCAACGAGCGCCTTTTCTTCTTCTGTTGTTAAATCACTTACGGGTATCTGCTCAAATACAGAGGAAGCCTGTTCTGGGTCAATGCTCTCCAGAACTTTTGGACTTGTTGCTAAGTCTGTTGCTTGACTATCCGTAATACCGTTTTCCAAAATATTGTCCACAGCAAGAGACACCTGTTCTTCCGAAACAGAATCTGATTCAAGGATGTCCACAACTGCAGCGAACTGCTCGGCATCAAGTGGATTATCCAAGACTGCAGACAGAACTTCTGTGAACTTCTCATCAGAAATTGGTTCCGCAAAAACAGCATCCAGGGCTGCACTTAATTCTTCGGTAGTAAGACTTTCGGTAAACACAGCGTCAATAACAGCAGAAAACTGGTCATCAGTAAGAGGTTTGTCAAGCAACGATGATACAATTGAAGCAAGTTCTTCTGGGGATTCTACTGAGGCAACAGCGTTGTCAACAGCAGCACTCAGTTCAGCCGGATTATCTGAGTTTGCCAAAATGCTTGTTGCAAGCACGTTTGCTTCTTCAGGAATATCTAGCGTCGTAGTTGTGTTAACAATAGTTGTGGAGGTTGTCGTTGAAGAAGTTGTTGTTGATGGCAGGGTCGTTGTTTGCGGGGGTCTGCTGGTGGTTGTGGAGGAAAGAGTCGTTGCTGTGGCAACGGTTGTCAAAGGAACATCGGGTTGAGTAACAACAGGAGCCTGTGTTGTTGAACTTGTTGTGGTACTCGGTAGTTCCGTTGTTGTTGTTTGCAACATGGTGGTTGGGACCACGGTAGTAGTTGTTGTAGTCGTAGAAGTCGTGGTTGTAGTCTGAGTGACTCCTGTTACATCTTCAGTAAAATTTGAATAAACCGACAACGTATCATTATCAGCACGAACTTTAAATTGACAAGAGGTCCCTGAATCAAGATCCTCTATGACCGCAACAGTTTGTGTAGTTGAGATTGCAAAGCCTGTAACCCAGTTATTGCATGATCCAAAAACGGCATACCTCTCTAACTCCACGTTTGATGGACTCGGAGCATCCCAGCTTAGATAAACCTTGCTTGCATTGGTTGAAGTAACCTGTAGGTTTTGAGGAGCATTCAGGTACGGAGCAATTGTGGTCGTAGTTGTACTGGTTGTTGTTGTGGTGCTTGTAGTCGTTGTCGGAACATTTGTTGGCTGAGAACTTGTCTCTACGGTATAGAACTGGTTGTACCACCTATTTGGATCCCCGCAGCAAACACTCGTTCTCATTCTATAAACACCGCTTTGTTGGACATTATAAGAAATATAGGAATCTAAGCCAAAATAGTCATCATTTACAGCGACTACCGTATTAGTGCTGTCGTATAACCATAGCTGACTGTCAATGCCATACACTTGAGCAGTCGCTCTTGCGGTAAAGGTTGTGCCGGACTCTAGTTCAAAATAAAAGTCATTAGCGCCTTCTGTTCTGAAGGTATCTGCTTTGACTGGTGATGAAAACAACCCCAAGACGATAGCAGGGAGTATTAACCACGATCCTTTTCTAAATCTTAATTTTCTTGAGTATATCACATAGTTAAGTATAGATGATAACTATTAATTAAGATTAATCAGAACCACCAGAAGTGTTTAAGGATTGAAAGTGATGCAAGAACAACCCAAGCGCAATTAAACAAAATAATTGTTGGGAGTGTTTTGCGAGTTGAAGTCCAAATAAGAGCGACGCTTGAAATAATGGCAAAGATGTAGAGCCACCAGAACTGCTTGCCAAGCAATAGACCAGGGAAAATAATTGCAATCTTTGTTGCAAAGCCCCATGCTTCAACTGTGTTAACACGGTTCCAGTATTTTTTGGAACTCATTGTTTTTACTGCATTAACTATCTTGTTCATAAAACATACTTTTCTTTAACACTGATTATCTCTGTTGGCATCAAGAAGCTGGTAACAATATATTTATCACTTGAAATAGGAACTGTCCCCGTGTGAGGGTGTGTCCAGTTTGCAGGGAAAATGGCAATACGACCTTTTTTGGCATCTATATACGTATTTTGATGACGGAAATATGTTCCACCACCTTCTTCTACGTCATTAAGATAAACAATTATTCCGCAAATTCTCTCCCTTGATGGCTCGCTCCACGAGGCTCCATCTATGTGTTCCTGGTACTGCCCCTTCATTGCTTGATATTTTTGAATCACATAATTAGTGTGATACGTGTTTAACGAAGAGGTTATCCAATCAAACACAGAGATGTATTCGTATATGCGATTATTCACAAAACCAGCAAGTTCGTCATCAAGAATTGTCTTGAACCGGATTTTATCTTCAGAATCGTTTCCAAATTCTGGAGAGCACAAAGCCATGTCGGTTGATATTTTTACATCGGCAACGCCTTCCAGCGTTCTGCCAGGGAGGTGGTAATCCTTGTTTGCCTCGTATAACTGAATTAGATCGTCACACAGTTCATTCGGAACAGCATTGTCGTACCAGCAAATTGAATTATTTGTATTTGTATAAGACATTTTTTTTTCTCCTAAAACTCAACTGCTGGCGCAGAAAGAGTAACTCTTTTAAAGTGCCCAACACGTATTGATGGGTCAAGATAAACTTTTGATCCACTCTCTCTCACCCTATGGCAAAATGAAGTGTCTTCATCTGTTGTGTAAAAACAATACGTTTTATTATATTTTTTTACAAAATAATCATACGAATGGACAAGAAACATTGGGTGCTGCAGTTTTTCAAATACTCCATATCTAACCTTCATAAAACCCATTCCGCAAGTATGGACTTCGTGCAGTTCAGATTGGTTTAATCTCAACAATTCATCAACGCTCAGAACAGACCCCGGCTCCATTGAAGCGACAACATCTTTATTATTGTCAAACATATACACTCCAGAGACAACCTCCTCTTGATGGCTTAATATTTTTTTAAATTGTTCAATTGTCCAAGTTATGTCGTTATCTATCCATAAAATTTGATCATACGTAAAGGCTCCACCAAATGTCTGCCACTTTTTAAGTTTGTCTTCCGGCATAAACTCTTCAAATCCACCATTTGGCAAATACCCGTTGTTCAGAATCAAAGCCCTTGTTTTTGGTATATGAGGGGATGACTCTATTACGCATGTCCATGTAATATCATTGTCTTCCATATATTTTATTGTATCTACAAGGCAACCTACGTATGATTTAAACAGCATATCTCCAGGTGTACATATAACAACATTGTAATGAGTCATCTTTTCTTCTTTCATTCAATCAACGGTAGAATATTTGAATTGACATTCTGTACGAAGGATTGGTTGGGTGAATCATCGTAACATGATGATTTGTGTTTTCACTTTGAATTATTGCAGAACATTGTTCTGGGAAAATCATTTTGATTGTACCATCATCTTCTTCCCAAGCAAACGCACCTCCACCCCTCCTGTCCTGTGTTGTAAGATATATTGACGCTGCTGCAGTCCACCCAGCATCGTCATGCCAGTCTATGTGGGAACCAGGCTCCCATAGGTAAAGTACTGGGTTCATTGGGGTCAACCCTCTCAAAGTTTCTGTCTTTGAACAAAGAATATTATGGAGGGTATCCTTTTCGTTCTCAAGATTTCTCATAAGAATCGGGCGCATATTGTTTGTCAACACCTCACTCCACTTATGGCTACTTACCCAAATTGGAGTGTCAAAGCTTCTATTCACCTCAGCAAGAATTTCTTCTTTATAGAAGTCACTAATTGCATTTTTTATATATTCAATTTTAGCCATTTTTTAATCTTTGAAAAAAATTTCTTGAAGACTCTTTTGCCTCAATGCCTTCATCAATCTGTCTTTGGTAAGACTTATAAGACCCTCCTGTGCTAGAAATCGGTATAACCGCATTGTCTCCAAACCCACGAGCATTTACGAATCTAAACAAGTCAGAGTCTTCCATCAATATTTTTTCTGTGTCCATATTCCTTTTAAAAGGGATGATGTGCATTACAGGAGCTCCTGCTTTTATTGTAAATGGGTTTTCTGTTGTGATATTTAAAACAACATTTAGGTTATGATAAAAATCAGTATGAACGATTGAGGCAACAGTTGTCCAATCCTTGTTTGGTTCAAACATTGGATGAATGACAATAGATGACCAACCAGGGGCTGTTACAAAACACCAGGGGTTGATTAGTTTTGGGAATGCACTTTTCTCAATGCTCCGTACTTCAGTCATGGGGCATTTCCCTACCGAATGGAAAGGGAATGGTTCATTGCCAAAAGATTCTGAATACGGCATTTGATCCATTCTGATATCCCATTGACTTGGAGAAGCTAAGTTTGGAGTAAAATATGCATTTGTCCACATAGGAACTGTTATTCCTAATTGCAAGAAATCAAGTGTTCCAGAGCAAGATCTTATTGAACCACGATTTTTATCAATACCCTTAAACCAGTCTGGCAATGTTCTTGCTGAATTAACAAATGGACCAGTTTCGTAAAGCCGATTATCCCGGGGAAAAACCATGATTTGCCCAGGCTTCGGTTTTTTAATGTCTTTGTATGTACGAACTTGTTTTTTACTGCCAAACATCTATGTTTTCCAGCGCCTCTCTATGATCAATCAATTCATGATTTGATCTGTTTATACGTGATTGAGACATTGCGTCACCAACAAACCCTTTTAATTGCATCCTAACTAATGCTGGATCTATTGAATCACGATTGATGACATTTTGCCCTTGCGCTACATGAATTAGATGAGCACCACCAAATAGTTGGTTTGAATTATTTGGGAAATCATAGCGTGTTGGGGTTCTTTCTTTCCACAAGTTAAGTGAATCTTCTAGTTCTTCGTTCAGCTTTGCATTTTTTGCGTCAATCCAGAACTGGCTATTTGTTTTGTCAGTGTGGTAGTGAAGCCTTATCATTGTCAAGATGTTATCCATCATGGCTTCCATGCGCTTGTTGTAATGATTTTGCGAGTGTTCGTAGTATGACTGGTACGAAGCAACATACGGAACAATCATCATCATTTGCATTATTGATGTTCCTATTGATGTTGCCTCAAGAGGTTCAACAAAAGAACTTGAGAGACCAACGCTTGCGCAGTTCTTTACCCAAGACTTCTTTAGGTAGCCGGGATCAAATTTGAATGTCTTAGATGGCTGTACTTCAATTCCAAGAAGTGCAGACATTTCATCAACTGCTTTATCTTCAGTGATGTGCTGAGAGGAATAAACATAACCATTCCCCCTTCTGGCAACAGTTGGTATCTCAAACGCCCAGCCAGAAGATAGTGCTCTCGCTCTTGTATAAGGTCTTATTTGTTTTGAAGGGTCAGATTCTGTTGGGAAAGCAAATGCTGAATCACAAAGAAGATAATCCTTAAAAGACTCCCATTCTGTATTTCCTAAAGCTGTCATTAAAACTCTATTAAATCCTGTTGCATCAAACCAAAAATCAGCAACAACATTTGTGTTGTCATCAAGATCAATTGAATCTATATTCCCAGTTTCAGTATTTATATTAACATGCTTTACTTCACCATCAATTTTTTCTATCCTTCTTTCAAAACACAATTTGTCAAAGTATTTATTCAACTTGTTTGTATCAAAATGATATTGATTTGTATTTTCATGTAAATTTTTTACACGAATTTTATTCTGTATTAACCCAACGGAAGTTGTTTGGTTAGTAAGAAGCATATTGTTATCTATAAAACCCATATACATCGGAAACAAGCCATAAGCAAAAATTTGATCATCACCCGAAACGCTATGGAAATAGTCGGGATGAGCATTTGACCAATTTTCAAACCTTATTCCGTATTTATGTGTTGCATCAGTTTCCTTGATCATGTCAAGAAGCGGTATCTTGCACAGATTCATAAACTGTTTCCAATGCTCAGTTGATCCCTCACCAACACCAATAATTCCAATTTTTGAAGACGAAACAAGCTTGATGTTTAAAACCGGGAATGCTGTTTTTAGCAATAAGGCTGCTACGAAACCAGCAGTTCCGCTACCAACAACTGCAATCTCTATCTGCTCTTTATCATTTTTCATAAATACCATGTAACTAAAGAATACTTTAGCCCTTTCTTAACTGGATGCGCTATATGAGTGTATGGGTGTGTTGAGGGGAAAATCGCTAAACTTCCACTAACTGGTTTGAAAGTATAATCAAAAAAAGGAAACTCAAGTTCCCCACCTTCTTCTGGAGCTTGGAGAGATGCAACAATACTCACGGTTCTGCCGTTTAGACTGCTCCTATCGTGATGAGCACGATAATTTGCGCCTTCTGTGTACTTCAAGACTTGATATGGCTCATGTATTCCCATATTGCAATCATATTGTTCTGAGTAATCAAATGCGCAAGCATCAATTTTGTCTTTTAGTTCATACAAAGATGGTTTCAACTGATGTTTGCTTACATTTGACATTATTGACTCAAGATGGCAATTTACCGATGTCCTGTATTCAGAAACGTAACCCCCGTTAGGACCAACATGGGAATCCTCCCATACAAGAGGATCTTGTGATGAACCGCAGGAACTTTCAAGAGTAAGCAAAAATTTTGATGCATCAAAAACACCATGATATATGGAAATACCGACAATTGGATTCTCCATACTTTCATATTTTTTCATAAAACAATTATATCACTTTCAAAACACAATTCTTCATCAACAGTCAATGATAATAGATAAACTCCTGGATCCGAAACTTTTGGTGCAAATTTTAAAAAATGAATTTCTTTGAGCCTAGGAGGAAAAGTGTACTTACTTTTTTTGTCTTCTATGGTAATAAAAGAATCCGCTTCTAAGAAATTTATCCAGTCATTAGTGAATTTACAATTAAATGTTATTTGTGAATAAATATTATTAGGGATATCTGCGATTTTCAAATTTGGAATCATCAAGACTTGGAGTTCTTTTCTATCAAAATCCATTTCACTGGTGCTAATTGAATCTCCTACTTGAATTGGTAAGTTCAATTCCCTAGCAAGAGAATCGGCACGAAGAAGATCCCCCTTGGTTGGAGCATATATAACTCTTTTCACAAGAACCTTTCTATTAAACGGCTTTCAATAGTTGCAATTCGTTTTTTACAGAAATAAGTGAGTCCAATGATTGACGGATCGTGACACTCTCGTGCCGGACAACGGGTGTTTCGTAAGAATACGTTGTTGGATCAATGGTTGCAGGATCAAGACCAAGAAGAATGCAGCAACGATAGATATCTGTTTCCAGTTGGGAAACTGTTGACTCAAGAGCCATAATTTTTACTTCTGTTGTTAAGGTTTCAAGTTCCATAAAATCTCCTACTTGCTATGTAAGTTTATCAATAACTGCATGCTATGTCAAATCATCTAATCTTATTTGTTAAGAACTATGTATGTATAACCAGGTGATGCAGTGAAAGAAACAGAGCCAGCGGTTTGCCCAGAAAAAACGTCGTAACCAATCCCTGATGGGGTATTTTCAGTAACAACAATTATCCCTCCACCTCCACCAACACCACCTCTTTCGCCGTTTGCTCCAGTAACGGCTGGAGCAGCTGTTCCTGGTGTTCCTGCTGTTCCACCAGAGCCTCCAGCGCCTCCAGCGTAATCTACGTTATGATGCCCCCCGTTAACACTGTGATGACCACCGTTAACGGTATGATGACCACCATTAACGGTATGATGCGAGCTGGTAGGGGGTTCGCTCCACCTCGGGGAATGGTTTTGATATCCGAGTGAAAATGATGGGGGAGCGTAGTTAACTCCACCAGGCTTGAGAGTACCGGCATAACCGTTGTCTTGATGATGAGCATAAGATGATGGATGCCCAACACTGGTTTGCGATGGGGAAACATGCGATATTGAATGACGACTTGTGGAGTGGTAATAATGAGCATTATTGCCATGACCAAAATCATGGGCATTATGATGATGTCCGGCATGGAACCTACCGCCAAGTGGTGCTACGTTATTTGAATTAGAATGCAAATTATAAAAGTAATTATAGTGAGAATGGTGCGCAGGAGAATGGAAGGTGTGATGGGGGTTCGTGGTGTGATGAGGGTTTGTCGTATGGTGCGGATTAGTTGAGTGATGAGGGTTCAATGTATGACGCATTGTTGGTGCTTGGTGACCATCAACTAAGTCAACCCCGGAAGTTCCTCTTTGAGTAATGCTAGAATAAGCAGTCGCCCCAGGACCATTTGCTGCTGATCCAGCAGTCCCTGGACTCCCTGTTGCACCAGTTGCTCCAGTAGCCCCACTCATTCCTCTTGAAATTATTTTACCAGTTCCGGTTCCTGTAATGTTCTTTGCAACAACAAGAACAACTGCACCACCTAATCCGCCAGTACCACCTGCTCCGCCAACACCAGCAGTAGCACCCGTTGCTGATCCAGCAACAACTGTACTTGTGTATCCAGTATTACCTTTCCCACCTGGAGCGTTAACAGTTGAAGCATTTGGTGAATATGCACCATTGGTTCCCGCACCACCAGGATTTGTCGTTCCTGCTTTGCCAGTCCATGTGTCAGAGTTTGTGTACGCTGGAGTGGTTGCTCCTGCTGCGCCAGAGGTTCCCGCTGAACCGCCAGATATTGGATAGACAGTCCCAGAAGCGTCAACGACAGCCCCAGATATAAGAGTGTCAATTCTGGTTCTGTATGATGCGGGAAGTTGTGTTGCGAAAGATTCGGTTGCACCTGCGCCTTTTCCCCCAACAGAGTAAGTTAATGTTGTTGATGCAGATGTCCCAGAGACGGTCCCTGTAGAGACAGACGCAACTGGTTCTGCTCCAGCAGCTGTTCCACTCCCAATCAACCCATTAAGTGTCAAAGTCTCTTTTACAAAAATACGGAATCCGTTTGTTTTTAAAATAACACCAGAGTTGACCGTTAGATTTTGATAATACATATCAGAAGTAAGGGTGGTGTCTGTTGCAATGACCACATTACCATCAAGACCGGTTCCATAAACATCGTCATTACCAATCCGTTGCGTTGGCAATGGACTGCCGTATCTTACGATCTCAGAAGTTTCTGGATACTTATTTACTCCTGCAGAAAACATCCGAACAGGGGAAACTCTTGTACTCGCAGATTTAACTGTAGTACCAACTGTTCCTGCTCCGTCAATATAATGGTAATATGCCACACCAGAATTCAACTCAGAGGATGACCAAAAAGCTATTGTTGGATCAAGTCCAACAACTATTTTGTTCAAAAAAATTTGATTTAATTCGTCTTTTGATGGCAAAAACCAGTCGTTATAATTTTTTATTGTTAACGATCTACAATATGCTGCAGCACTTGTTGTTGATGTTGAGTTGCCTTGGGCAATAATATCAAGCGTATTCTGGTACCCCGTACCAATCGCTGTTCCATCAGCACCAGTTACCGCAGTTGACTGATAATTTGTGGGGGTTGATTGCGCCCACGTTCTTGAGGCTACAAAGGAGGATGGAGCAACTTCAAAATAATAACCAGTAGTATTACCAGAAGTACTTGGGGTTATGAATACAACTCCACCTGCTGGTCCTATGTCACCGACCGAATATACTTCTCCTGCTACTTGTGCCATTTTATACCAACTGCATATAGTTTACAGTACCGACGTTCTGCCCTGCAACATTGGTTGTAATAGAACCAGGAAGAGAAGCAGCTGATGATATGATCAGGATCACTCCTCCGCCCGCTGGAGCAGTCCCTGGTGCTTTTATAAAGGCAGTTCCTGAATCTGGACCAGTTATGTATCTAGAAGAGAGTATGATCACTCCTCCGCCCGCTTGACCGCTACCGCCAGCACCGCCACGAAGCATGGTTATACCAGATGCAGTAACGGAATAACCCTCTACTGCAAATCTTGGATGTTTATAATAATTAACTCCGCCAGTTGCTGCTGTAGGGGCAGTGGCTGCAAATCCTGTTGCAGACCCTCCCAAACTGTGAGTAACTGCAGTGTTTGCAGCACCACCTTGGGCTATTGATCCATTTGAGGCAAAGCCTGTTGAAAAGCCAATGGTTGCATTACTTTCAAGAATCAAAGAATTCTTTACGAATATCCTGTACCCATTTGGTGCAAGAATCACGTTGCTGTTAATAGTCAGGTTGTGGAAATACAAATCGCTCGTCATTGAATACGAGCTTGATGATGGAGCCATTCCTAAAACAGTCGTTGTTCCATCAAGGACTTGTGTTCCATCGCTCCCCGTTCCGTAAATGGGGTCAGCAGAGTCTATATATGCAGCAAGGGTATTTGTTGCAGGAAAGCGTACTACGCCTGCCATTATGTTTCCTCTATACCGACAACTGTTAAGTTAACCGAAGTATTTGCGTTTGCGAATGCAACAAGTACATCGCTTGTAGTATTACTTGCTGCACCACCATCATTTCTTAAAACAAGTGAGCAAGCAAAAGTTACCGTTTCGTTGGCAGCAAGAGTGATATTGCTTAAAATATCATGAGTGTTCGCTTCAGCCACATTAAGTGGCTTCAAACGAACAGTAGCCGTTTTTGCTGTTGCGGTAATATTTGTTAGAATGATTTGTTTTATGATTGTAGTTGTGCTTTGTGGAACCGTGTATTGAGCAACAAATGTGTTTGACAGTTGCGCTGGTCCAGACAATCTTTTTGCTGTAATAGCCATTAAATAACCTCCATCAATAATCTAATTTCAGTGTCTCTTGCCGAAGCAACAGAGGCAAGGACTGATCCAGTTACACGACCATAAGAGTCTGATGTAAAGGATTGAATAAATGTATTGCCAATACTGCCATTACTGTTGCTTCTAGCGACGTTGGCAAGATCAATACTGTCAGCATTGATGACAATTCTTGTATTTGAGGCTGTTGCTACATCAAGAGTAACCCCGGTTTTTACAAGACCATCTCCAGCGGTCAAAGACTCTGCTGCGCTAAATGTGGCGTATGTGATGGCATCTGTGCCAATCACAATAGGATTTGCTGTTGAATTGTTTACAAAAGCATAACCTTTGTTCGTGCTTCCCGAAGTGACGAAGCAAAGGTCGCCTGTAGCCATCTCTCCAGTAGGGTTATTATCAGCATCAGTTGCTCTTGTAACGACCCAAGGAGCACTAACGCTTCCTACAGCAGTTATTGTATAAATCCCGTTTTGTTTATTGTCAGTTTGTGCCCGCAAAAGAATGCGATCATTAACAACAACTGTTGCTCCATCAATTGTTCCAATTGACCCATTGGATGCTTTTGTGATCGTAGCCCCGACACCATCGGTACCGTTATTGTATGTTCCATCAAGGTTTCCTGATGTTGCAGCGACTACTGGCTGATGGAAGTTGATCCCAGCAGCAATATTGTCAACGTAAGCTTTTGTTGCAACCTGCAGTGACGACACGGGGCTGCCAGAGACACTAACTGTATTAAAAGTAGGGTCAGACGTAGTACTGAGCGCTTGATTCAGGTTATCTAAGTTTGGGTTGACTACTGACTGAAGAGGCATTACGGTGTATATTCCACTCCACTAATCGCTACAGTTGCATTTGATCCAGCCTGTGTTAAATACAAAGCACTGTTTGCTGGCATTACAATTGCAGTATTATAGTAAGTAACATTATTGCCAAGAACTGCAATATTGCTTAAAATCTTATTGTTTGCACCAGCGCTTTGACCGCTTGTTAGCAAGTGTAGCGAGCAAACTGTATTCGCAGTATCTGTATTACAGATGTTAATATTTTTAATAATCGTGTAAGCATTTGCAGTAGTGCTTGCAGTGTACACGTTGGATGCAGTTCCTGATCCAATGTAGAGAAGTTTTGGTGTTAATCCAGCCATTTTATACCGCCATCCATATATTTATTTCATTATCATAAGTTGTATTATTCATATCTTGCAGTGTTGAAGCATCAAGTACATGATCTACTTCAATACCCGAAAGATGTGACTGAGCAATTGTACCATCATAACCCCTCTGAAGGACAGTAAGGGTGTTAGTTGAACGTGATCCAACAAGGACTTTTTCTTCATTAACACCTGTGCGATTTATTACAACAACAAAAGGATTTGAAGCCCCTGTTGGGAAAGTGCTTCCGTCTACTAAAGTAATTGTAGTAGTAGATGAGTTTGCATTTGCTGCCAATAGAGTTTTAACAACTGCTCCAGAAAATTCTCTCCTTAACAAAATTGCCTCCTATTAGTCAATGCTGATATCAAGATCGCCAGTGGCAATTCTCAATGTATCGCCTGCATCCAATGCCTTGTTTGAACTCAATGTTCCCCAAACCAGCAAGTTACCAGAAGTAATTGCATCGTGAACGCCAATTGCAACAATTGTCGCAGCTGGCATTGATGCAAAGTCAACATTTGTTGCATTAGAGGTTGCACCACCTGATGCTGCTGAGAATGTCGCTGCTTGACGAGCATAAGAACCACCTGTTGCTTCAGTTCCACCACCTGCATCATTCGGTGCTGCTGTATAGAGCGCAATATAAACAGTGGTTGGCATAGTGTATGCCGTTGTCCCTAGAAAATGATCTAGAACTTTGTTCTCCAAATAATTGCTGAGATTTCCAGCCATTTATTAATCCTCCTTGGAAGCCAAGTATTCCTGGACTTCATCATCCGTAGGTCTTCTGAAGTTGTCAAGAGAGATTAGTCTTTCAAACTGTTCTTCAGTTACTTCCTGGATATAATCTTGTCTTGTAAAATTGAGTCCGTCTGATGTATAACTAGCCCCGCTCTCAAAAACAATAACAGTAATACTTTTTGTTGATTTCTTAACTTTTGGTGTCTTAACGATTTCCTCAACGACCACATTATCAGCTTCATTGCTAACTTTTGCTTTTGCCGGAGTTTTTTTCGTTGATGCTTTTTTGGCAACATCCAAAGATTCTGTTGTAATAATATTTTCACTCATGATTAATAGATTATCACATTTATGCAAATAATGCGAAATGGGGAGGGTATTTCACCTCCCCATCACACATTTAGTTTTAAGTTAAATTACAATGTACGCAATTTGACGTTTTTACCGATTACATATGAATCAGCATTTTCAATGTTGCTTGCAACTCTCATGAATTGAGTGTACTCAATTGTGTCGGTCTTTGGCTTGAACTGACGATACACAGTGATGTCACGGTGGATACCGATAACTCTGTTCTGTGGGAAGGTCAAGTCAATATGACCGTGGTTACCAGATGCTCCCGAGTAGTCACCCGAAACAGTTTCTGGCATTAAAGGAACTTCAATAAGCGGAATACCGAATGGTGAAACACCGGTTGAACCAGCACCACCATTACCACGCATATTGCCTTGCAAGAACGCCATGTCTCCAACCAACGAACCTGGTGAAGGTGCGCCTGCTGTTGCAGCAGTTGCGGAGTTTGGGTTACCTAAACTGAAAATTGTGTCTTGTACGTTTCCTGAACCAGAAAAGAACGCTAGTTCATTTCTGCGCTGCAGGTACTTGCTTGGCATGTTGCGAAGAAGTCTGTCATAAGTTGCTCTAGAGACGTTATTACCAGCCTCGTCAACTACACGACCTGAAGCCTTTGCAAGCTTAACAAAACCGTCAAGAGCCTTCAAGAGACCATTGTTTGAAGAAGTGTTACCATTGATGAACAAATCATCCATGTCATTGGCTGTCTGACGAGCCATAACCTGTGCGATGTGATCCTCAAGTGATGCACCTTCAATGTTGTCCTCAAGGGACTCTGTGCTCACTGCCCAGTCAAGACGAAGCTTAACTGTGCTCAAAGAGACTTTTGCAAACGTAACTGCTGCATTTGCACCAGTATCACTTGCTTCTGTTGCTTTTGCAAGCAAACGGGTTCCAACGGAAACCTTGTCAATTTCCATTTGTGGTGTACGCATACGAACGACTCTTGCGTTCTGCATAAGAACCGACTGATCAATAACAAAGTCAAGGAATCGGTTAGACTGAGCTGGTTTCATCAAACCACCTGAATCGTTACCTACAACGCTCGTTGTTACCTCATCGGCTTTTGATAGAATTTCTTCTTGTGTTGCCATATTTTTTTTCCTCCTATTATGACTTATAGCCCAAGGAGTTGATTAAACCCTGTGGCAAATATACATTATTCCAGATAGATGCTGGTGCAGACTTAACAAGTTCTTCACCATCTTCACCATCTTCTGGGTCTACGCTTTTCTTAATTGCGCCCGCAGCAGCAAGTACTTTGACTTGCTCTTCTGCTTCTTCTAACTTATCTTGGAGTTCAGTCGCCTGAACTTCAAAACCCTTTGTGATATCGTCAAGTTTTACCTGAACAGTCGCTTCAATCTCTTCTTTAATTGAAGTAGCGAAGGTAGCCAGTTTTTCGTCAACCACAGCACTAAGAGCATCTTTTAGGATTTCAATATCCATAATTTCCTCCTGTGTGTTCTTTGTTACCTCAACATCATTTTCTGCTGAAGCGTTTTCTTCTACGTCTGGAACAAGCCAATTAACTACACGCTTCAAGAGCGAAAGTTTTTTGTATTCTTGTTCATTCATGTTAAAGACCTTATCATATTTAATATCATTTTGCAATTCATCTTCTTGCGTTTTAATTGGATCTGAGCCATCTTCTGACTTGTTTGACATCTCTAATACTTGAGTTAGCATGTCTGCAAGCGAGCCAGGTGTTTCTGTTTTTTCATAGCCTTCAGAATCATCCATGTCTGACAAAAGATTGCCTGGTGTCTCTACTGTTGGAGAACTTTTTTCTACCTCGTTTTTCATTGAAAACTCCTTTTTCTTTTTCTTTCGTTGCCCAGGAATTGGACCCTGATAAACGCCTTGTGCTGGATTCTTAATTCCCGAACCCATTGAACCAACTGTGACTTCACCTTCTTTCTTCATACTTTTTTCTTTAGTATTCTGATAGCGCTCAAGAAGTCTGCGACCTTTAGCAGCGAGTTCTGCTGCATCTTGTGCATTTTGTGGTACAGGCTCACCCCAAGCTGCTGCTGAAAGCGCAAGTCTTGTTGGTCTCCCTTTTTCGTCTTTCATTGGACCAGAAGGGTTGGTGAAGAACCTTGTTAAGAAAGATCCTTTTCTGCGCATCTTTTCTGGAGTATCTGCTGGACCTTTAACACCAGGCTTAAGGTTTGCACCTTCTGTTTGTTTAAAATGTCTACGACCTGCAGCAGTAAGACCACCTTTAGGGTCTTTGAGAGGAGAGGCTTTGCCAATAATATCTTCTAAGACATAATTCAAATCTCCGCTTTCATCTCTTTTTACAATGTCAACAGTTGCGATGGCGTTTGCTGGATTGTCAACAACACTAAGTTCTCCAAGAGAATACTTTTTAATCACATTGACTGGTTTACCCCTGAACATTTTAGTGGTTGATTCACTTTTTTCAAGAATTTTACCGCCGATAGAAAAGGCTTTGAGGGTGCCATCAAGGATCTTTTCCCAAGTATCCTGAGCACCTTTTGAAATATAAGCGTCAACCCTGATTGCATTATACTCGTTACCTTCTGCATCTTTCACAACAACAGGCTCATAGTTAACTGCTTTACCAACAGCAATTGGGGCATGCATTTCTCTAATGTTTCCACCCCAGTT